TATAAGGGTTTAAAAGAGTGGCATACAGAACTTGTAGATGGGGTTATGTCTGAAGGAATTATAAGGACTCCTAGTGGTAGAGAGTTTGCTTTCCCTCATGCAGAAAGATTACATGGTGGCAGAATATCTAACCAGACTGCTGTAGTTAATTACCCGGTACAAAGTTTTGCTACTGCTGACATTGTTCCATTATCCTGTATTCGTGCTCTTAGAAAATTTAAAGAATTAGAATTAGAGAGCAAGATTATATTAACAGTACATGATTCTATAGTAGTAGATTGCCACCCTTCAGAATTTAACTCAGTTATCAAAAGCCTAGTGTGGGCAATGAGTGAAATAGAAGCAGAAATGATACAAAGATTTGACTACAAACCCCTACTACCCCTAGATGTAGAGGTAAACTATGGCCCAAATTGGCTTAACAATGAAGAGTTGGCACTTGACCAAATGGCATAATTAAGGGTATTATAGTTGTTATAGTAATTTTATTAAAATAACCGAGGAAAAAAACTATGTCAAAAAGTAATACACAATTAATTGACCCAGAACAGGAAAGGAATTTAGCCATGATTCTTGGATCAAATGAAGAAGCCACAGCACCTTCAAAAGCAGAATATCTCCCTGAGATAAAGATGAATGTAGATGATGAGGATGATGAAGGTAATCCAATTAAAAAAGGATTATTCTGGATCAAAGGAGTAGAGGGAGAAAAAGCATTTGCTGAAACAATCTCTATCAGACCTTTAGCACATCATTACCAATATTTGCATTGGAGCCAAGCTGAAAAGAAAATGGCTAACAAAACAATACTTATCACTAATTGGGGACAAGAGCCGATTGATGAAAAAGGTACAGTAAGATGTGGTAGGCCAGATAGTAAAACTCTTAAACAATTAACTGATGATGAAAGAGCTAAATACTCAGAAGTCAAATGCTTTAGGCAAGTTAGATGTTTGGTAGATTTTGATGGCGAAACATCAACTGGAACTAAAGTTAAACATGAAAACTTACCGGCTATAATTCTTTTAAAAGGAAGTAACTTTTCTCCTTTTGAAGATGAGTTTAAAAAAGCATTACCGAAAGGTGCAAACCTTTGGGATTACTCAGCAACTGTTACTACTGAACGCAGAAAGCAAGGTAGTGTTGTTTATTTTGTAATGCACTTTGAACCTAATCTTAAAAAGAAAATACCTCTTGATGATACTACAGTTGAAACCATGCAAGGTTTAGCTGATATGATCGTTAGAGAAAACAAAGCAATACAAGGTAAATACCAAAGAGCACTAACAAATGCTCAAGATGATATTAGAACTATTGATGCAGTAGTTTCACATTCTTCTGATCTTAACGAAGACTTCCAAGAAGGTTAATCAAAGCCCTAGTTAATTCTGGGGCTTTATATATAGGAGAATGATGTGGCTAGTAAATTCACAGCAGAGTCAGGGCATTGGTATACTCAAGATGGCGAACCAATGTATACAATCGTTGGTGCAAATGGAAAGGAAAGAAATACAACTCTAAGAGATGCTAGGAAAGAAGGTTTTGTACCTTCTGTAACTACTGTCATTGGTATTGCAGCAAAGCCTTCCTTAGAAAATTGGAAGATAGATCAGGCTTTAAATTCAGCCTTAACTCTACAACAAAATCCCGGAGAATCCCTTAATGAGTTTACTTACAGATGTAAGCAGGACTCTAAAGAAATAGGCAGGAAAGCAGCCGAAAGAGGGACTGTTATTCATGCTATGATTGAACAAGGTTTCTTAGGGGAATCCGACACTAAGCCTTACCGGGCAATAAAAGAATATTTAGAAGAACACTTCCCAGGAGAAGAGTGGGTTGCAGAAGATTCTTTCTGTGCTCCTTCTGGCTATGGGGGGAAGATAGATTTGTATTCTAAATCAGGTATCTTTGTTGACTTTAAAACCAAAGATGGGTTGGAAGGTAAAGAGCCTTCTCGTTTAGTTTATGATGAACATGGTATGCAACTATCAGCTTATGCTGAAGGTTGTGGGTTTTCAGAACCTGAGAGAGTTTCTATCTTTGTTGATAGAGAACAAACAGATTTAATCGCTGCTTATAAATGGGATAAAGAAACCCATACTAGGCACTTGTCTATGTTTAACAGCCTTCTTGATTATTGGAAACTTGTTAAAAACTATGATCCTTCAACAGTAAATACTAAGGAAAAGTCCGATGGATAAAAAAGAAACTACCCATAAAGAAGCTGGGCGAGTTAGTGAAAAAACTTTAGCAAAACTAAGACAAAGATTTGGTAACAAAAAAATTAGGATAAATATTCCTAGATTAGAAAAAGAGAGAAAGGATGAACGCTAAAGAACACATAGAGATGATGAATAGAATTAGAAAAGGACAAGATCCCTTTCCTAAAAAAACAAAAATAACTAAAAAAAAGAGAGGTAAAAATGGGACAGTTTAGTTGGCTTGTTGAAAGACAGGCAGATAAATTAGAAGCTGAGAAATGGGCGAAGGGAGTTAAAGCTCTCCATGTTCATAAATTAAAATCTATGTGGTATGACACTCGCCCTCAAGATACAGATGAGAACCATGTTACTGATATTGAATATAATGATGGGCTTGTTGAAAGAAGACTTAACAATGGGGAAGTTGTCTACTTTGGCAAAAGACTTATTGGTAGTGATTTAATTGATGAATATGCAAGACATACAAAATGACCAGGAAAAAGTTTGGGCCTAGACAACGAGCTATCGCTAAAGGTTATCGAAGTGGGCTTGAAGAAAAAGTTGGAGAACAATTAAAGAAGTTAAAAGTAAATGCCGAATATGAATCCTTTAAAATTCCTTATATTGTCCCTGTTATTAATAGGACTTATACACCAGATTATCTCCTTCCCAATGGCATTGTCCTGGAACTCAAAGGCTTATTCGTATTGGAAGATAGAAAGAAACATCTTCTTATAAAAGAACAATACCCTAACTTAGATATTCGTTTTGTCTTTAGTAACTCTAGGACAAAATTAAGAAAGGGTGCGAAATCTAATTATGGGGAGTGGTGTGAAAAGCATGGTTTTACTTACGCAGACAAGGAAGTTCCACATTCCTGGGTAAAAGAAAAATCTAAATTAAGATCCATTAACATAGTCGAAAGACTAAAACAGGAGCAAAAAAAATAATATGTCTAATGATAAAACTAACAAAGATAATTCAGCACAGGTAACTCTATATTTATTAGAGAATGGGGCGATAGACTGCCAAGTAGAATGGTTCTTTCCTCATGATACTGCTGCTAGTGATGTAGAAGTAGATACCATGATTACACTAATACATGGGCTGTCTGGATATATGCACACTCGTTTTTATGAAGTATTCCAGATGGGTAAAGCTATTGAAGCAGGTCTACAAATAAAAGAACAAATGCTATCAAGAGATCTTTTTCCAGATGATCCACAAACTGAGATTGTGTTTACCCCAGACGAAGAATTTATAGAACAGATGGATAGTAAGCCTAATGGCAAAACTAAGAAGAATGGCAAAACAAGTAACATTGTAGATATGGAAGAATTTTTAACTACAAAAAAAGACCCTAAAAAGTTTCATTAATAAGGAGAACCTATGGCAGATGATAATAAAAAAGATTTAGAACATTTTAAAATGTATGAACCAGGAGAAAGTCGTAATCGTGAGATTTCAAGATCAAGAACTCCTACTGCTCATTTCCCCCCTTTTGATTCTGTGCTATCTAAAGATCCTAGCACTTGGGAAGAAGCTATTAACTCAGGAGATTCCATAGACGATCAAATGAGGAAAGCTACAGATATTGAAGAAGAACATGACCCTGTTAATCATCCTAGCCATTACAATCAATTTGGTATTGAATGTCTAACTGCTATTGAAGCATCAATGACTCCTGTTGAGTTTAGAGGGTATCTAAAAGGTAACTGTCAAAAGTATATTTGGAGATATGTCTATAAAGGTAAGCCGGTAGAAGATTTAAAGAAGGCATCATTCTACTTAAATAAATTAATTGAGAAAGTAGAAGAAAATGGCGTATGAAATAAAACTAGAAAGAGATAAACTTTTTGATGAATTAGGAAAAACTAGATTAAAAGAAAGTTATATGAAAGGGGAAGAAGAAAGTCCCCAGGAAAGATTTAAGTTTGTTTGTGATTTCTTTGCATCTAATGAAGAACACTCAGAAAGATTATATAACTACGCTTCTAGGCATTGGTTAAGTTTCTCTACTCCTATTCTTTCTTTTAAGAATGAAAAAAGACAGCTACCTATATCCTGCTATCTATCGTATTTAGATGATAGTTCTGAAGGATTGGTAGACTGCCTATCTGAAGTTAATTGGCTATCTATGATGGGTGGTGGTGTAGGTATTCATGTAGGTATTAGGGAAGCTGATAATAAATCAGTAGGAGTAATGCCACATTTAAAAGTGTATGACGCTTCTACTCTTGCTTATAGGCAAGGTAAAACTAGAAGAGGGTCTTATGCTACATTTTTAGATATAAGCCATCCTGACATTATTCAATTTTTAGAGATGAGAAAGCCTACAGGCGATCAAAACTTCCGGACATTGAACCTACATCATGGTATAAATATATCTAACGCTTTTATGGAGAAGATTGAAAACTCCATGAGAGATCCTGATTATGATGATACTTGGAATCTAGTTAGTCCTGCTACTGATGAAGTAGTAGACACTATAAGTGCAAGAGAATTATGGCAGCGTATTTTAGAAATGCGTATGCAAACAGGAGAGCCTTACATTGTCTTTATCGACAATGCCAATGACCACTTACCTAATTGGTTACAATCAAAAGGATTAAAAATACATGGGTCTAATCTGTGTACTGAAATCTTTTTACCTACTAATGCAGAACGAACAGCAGTCTGTTGTTTGAGCAGCTTAAACTTAGAATATTATGATGAATGGAAGGTATGTCCTTTGTTCATTCGTGATGCTATGGAGATGTTGGATAATGTTCTTAATTACTTTATAGAACACGCTCCAGACACAATCTCTAGGGCTAAACTGAGTGCTTTTAGAGAAAGATCTGTAGGTTTAGGGGCCTTAGGTCTTCATGCTTATTTTCAGAAGAATATGATACCTTTTGAAAGTGTTGTAGCTAAACTTAGAAACAAAGATATTTTTCAACACATTAAATTAAAGTGTGCTGAAGCTGACCAATATTTATGTAATGAAAGAGGGCCATGCCCAGACGCTCAAGATTATGGAGAGCTGAGAAGATTTAGTCATTGGACTGCTATAGCCCCTAATGCTTCTTCTAGTTTAATTATGGGGAATACTAGCCCTTCTATAGAACCTTATAGAGCAAATGTGTATCGCCAAGATACTTTATCTGGTGCTCATATTTATCAGAATAGGTTTTTAAAAGAAAAGCTACAAGACTTAGATATGGATACTGATGAAATTTGGTCGGCTATAACTGCCAAAGATGGATCAGTACAACATATAGAAGAACTGCCCCAGGATGTTAGGGATGTCTTTAAGACAGCAACTGAAATAGACCAAAGATGGATTATTGATCTTGCATCAGATAGGCAACTTTTTATTGACCAGGGACAGTCAGTAAATCTTTTTTTCAATGCAGATGTAAATATTAAATACTTACATAGTGTTCATTTTTTAGCATGGAAAAAAGGAATGAAGTCTTTATATTATTGTCGTTCAGACAAATTAAGAAAGGCAGATAAGGTGGGTACTCGTATAAAGCGTAAAAGAATAGAAGATGAAGTCGATTTGTCTGCTGTTGCAGATGGAGATGTATGCGTAGCCTGTGAAGGATAACAAATAATGGCAAGGAAAAAGAAATTGAAATTAATGGATACAAGGGATTACTACAAGCCCTTTAATTACCCCTGGGCGTATGATGCCTTTGTAGCTTCGGAACAAATGCACTGGCTTTGGACTGAAGTACCNATGNNNGAAGATGTAAAAGATTGGNANAANAAANTNACNGANGNTGANAAANANTTTTTANCNAANATNTTTAGATTTTTTACTCAAGGAGATATTGATGTTAGTGGTGCGTATGTAAAGAATTATTTACCCTACTTCCCTCAACCAGAAGTAAGAATGATGTTATCTAGCTTTGCTGCTAGAGAAGCAATCCATATAGCAGCCTACTCTCATTTAATTGAAACAGTAGGTATGCCAGAGTCTACTTACAATGAGTTTTTAGAATATGGAGAGATGGTAGAGAAGCATGACTTCTTTTTAAAGCTACAAGATGAAAAAAGTTTACCAGCTCAAATTGCAGCTTTTTCTGCTTTTACTGAAGGTATGCAATTATTCAGCTCTTTCGTAATGCTACTTAATTTTGCTAGGTGGGGAAAGATGAAAGGGATGGGTCAGATTATTGCTTGGTCTATTGCTGATGAAACTCTCCATACAGAAAGCATGATTACATTGTTTAGAACTTACATGACTGAAAATCGTAGGTTATGGACTGATGCTTTAAAATCTAAGATCTACACGATTGCAGAAAAGATGGTTGATTTAGAAGACCAATTTATAGATCTAGCGTTTAACAATCATAAGATGGAAGGATTAACTAAAGAAGAAGTTAAAAAGTATATCCGATATATCTGTGATAGACGATTGATTGCTTTAGGGATGAAAGGGATCTTTGGGATTAAGAAGAATAACCTTCCTTGGGTAGATGGGATGCTTGGTGTAACTCATACAAACTTCTTTGAGAATAAAGTAGTGGATTATGCTAAAGGAGCTATCAAAGGAGATTGGGGCGAAATCTGGGGGAGTGCTAGTGCCCAGGACTAACATTAAAAAGAAAGGGAAGAATCCTATGAATACTGCCTTTTTGATGGGTAGGAAATCTTTTATGGATGGTAGGTTTAGTCATCCTTATAGAAAAGAAACCATCCTAGCTAAAGAATGGCAAAGGGGGTGGGATAGGGCCTACTTTGACCAACAAAAGAATCCTGTCTTTAAGCATACTGAAGAAGAACTAGATCGTATGTATTGGGACAAGAAAACTGAAGAATGGAAAGAATACTATCTCCAAAAAGAGGGTGGACTATGACACTAACAACTGCTAAAATAAGCACTAATTATATATAATTAAGCTAACCGAGGATATATCACTTATGGCTAAATCAAAAGAAACAAACACTAATGAACAACCAACTGCACCAGCAGTATCAGATGTTCTTGAAGATCTTAAAGCTCAAGACTTTGAAATGGTAGTAGTAGTAGGATTAGATAAAAAAGGTAATGCTGCTGTTACTGCAAGTAACAATGCTCTACCAATGGTTCATTGGTTATTGAATAGAGGTCTTTTTGAAATGAATCTCTTTGAGAAAAATCAAAGACAATCATCTAATGAAGAGGTTTCTCCCAAGGAAGAAGAGTCAAACTCGGAGATAATCACTCCGGATTCAGAAATAATTACTCCTAATAGTTAAATCTACTCTTTTTTCGGAAATTAGCCCCTTAATTGGGGCTTTTTTTTGCCTATTGCTCTGAGAAGCCCAGAAATGGCCTGTAAGAGCTTTTAGGTGTTTTTGATGTTTTGGTATGGCTATATACAAGAAAAGCCCTGTATGGGCTTCCTGTGAGGTCGTTTTTATAAAACTAAGGTAAAATTTAAAACTTTACAGCTAATATGACTAAAATAGCTAATTGGATCAATATTACGATTAACAGCTCTAATCCTAGTATTGTGTGATACCAAATCCACCGAGTTTTGTAGGCATTGTCTACTGTTAGTTCATCTGGATTAGGCTCTTTCACTTCTTCTCTTTAATTCCTTTTTTGCTTTTTGTATAAGTTTAGGTCTAGTATAACTCTTTTCTAAATAATCTTTCAACTCCTGGGTAGGAGTATGATGTAAGTAATGTTTTATCTTTGTTACTTTCTTGGTTTGACGATCTACTTTAGTTTCGTCTGGTTTCCATTTCTCAGGCATTTCTATTGTAAGAAACTATCTTGGGCTTCATCTACCCCTTCTTGAATAAACTCTAAAACATCATTACCACTCTCAGCCATAGTTTGTTCAACTTCAGCTAGTATATTTAATAAGGCTACTTCTCCCTCTTCTCCCTGGGCTGTTATTCCATACATACGAGTAAGATATGGAAGTATTACTTCTTTTCTAAGAGTAGAAGGTTCTGCATTACTAGCTATCCTATTAGCTACTTCTACAAAGTAATCAGGATCTGCTAACACAGCGTCAGTTATTTGACCTATCTCACTATCAATACTTCCTAATACACCTGTAACACCAGATCTTACCCTAGCACCAATTCTATTAAGAACACCAAAGATATAAGTTATGGCCCTGTCAGATGCCTGTTTAGCTGCTGAATATATAGCAGTATCACTTTGACCTGCAATATTCTTAGCTCGTCTGTTTCCTGTGATAATGTAAGATATATCTAATATAGATTCTAAGGCAACAGGTATGTCAGGTTGATCTGCAAATATCTTTCTTCCTGTAGCTAGGATGTTATTTAATTCTTCTTGAGCTAACTGTGTAGCCCCTGTTTTAAGATTCTTAGCTCCTGAGAACTCAGTTACACTTCCTAGAACATTATTCTTAAAAGTTTTAGCATAACTACCTTTTAAGGCATCTATAATAATAGGATCATTTTTACCATACTCTAATAAATCATCTATGAGGTTTAAATCCCCTCGTTTTATT